TTTAACTGAGTGCCTAGGGTTGCTCCCGATCCTAGGCATCCATTAATGGGAGTAAGGAGATGACATGCCAAGCATAATTACAGCCACCGAGTTGCGATCTATCCTTGGTGTGTCATCAGCCTTATATGATGATAATTATTTGAATGGCATTATAGACACAAGTGAAGGCATAATCCTTCCAATGTTAGTTACATTCAAAAGCCCAATCGAAAAAGTGTCGCTGACAGATAATGTCGCCACTTTCACTACACTAGGAATTCATGAATTCACCGAAGGACAATCAGTTGTCATCGCAGCATGCGGAACACCTTACAACGGAACAAGAATTGTGCTGGCAGACAATCTTGGACAATATACCTTTTCAGCATCGATCACTAATGCCGATCTACTCGAAGTTAATGTCATCCCATCCGGAACTGCTACCCTTTCTGGCGCATCAACTTATGTTGGAGTCCAGCCTGTTCGATCAGCAGTCTTTGCCGTTTCAGTCGAAGTCTTTCAATCAAGAATTGCAGCCGGAGGACAAATAGAGGGTGTAGATTTTAGCGCAACGCCATTCCGTCTTGGCCGATCGCTTTTCAATCGGTGCGTAGGATTATTAGGTGCTTACATAGATGTTGAAAGCATGGCTCAATAAATGCCAGCATCAACAATTCTTTCATCAGTTCGCACACCATTAGCAACCGCTTTAAGCAGCGTTACTGGTAGCGTTTATAGTTATGTTCCAGAATCGGTTTATCCACCAGCAGTCGTTTTCGTGCCTTCATCGCCGTATCTTGAAATTGAAACAATTGGCAAGTCATCTGTTAGATGTAAAGTCAATATGACAATCACAGCCATAGTTGCTTACAACAGCAACCCAGCATCGTTGGACAATATGGAGCAATTAGTAATGAGTATTCTGGCAGTTATCCCATCGGGGTATGTTGTCGGATCAGTTGAACAACCAACAGTTCAACAAATCGGATCATCAACAATGTTGATTTCTGATATAAATGTATCAACCTATTACACACAGACAAACTAAGGAGCAAGATGCCTACGACAGTTATTACCGGTCGAGATATTACCTTCACCATTGGCGGTAATAATTTCGATGCTCAAGTTACAACCGCAACTTTAGAGTGCGAGAGAAATCGTGTTCGCTATGAAACTTTGGATGGAGCATCATTTAAGGTTATCGATGACAACTGGACATTCAATATCAGTATGCTTGCTGATTGGGGTGCTACTGGATCACTTTGTGAGATCCTTTGGGGAGTTGCTGAGAGCGCACCAAACACAGGCATTTCAACAGTATTCACAGCAGCAACAGGTGCAGCATTTACTTTCCAAATTCTGCCTAACTTTCCATCAGCCGGTGGAACAGCACCAGATGCACAAACTCTTGATTTGAGTTTCCAAGTTATTGGACAACCAGCAGAATCATTTAGTTAATAAGAAATCGGGAGCAAAATGAAACTAAATATAACAATTGAATACAACTCAGGCGAGCAAGCCACTTATGTAGCCCAACCGCCTGAGTGGGCAAAATGGGAAAAGCAGACAGGACACACCATTGGTCAAGCATCCGAGAAGTTGGGCGTTTGGGATCTTATGTTTCTTGCTTATCATGCACATAAGCGAGAACTTGGTGCAGCCAAACCCATCAAGCCAATGGATATTTGGATGGAAACTGTTGCCGATGTAATTGTCGGTGATGCAGACCCAAAAGCCACCCAGCAGGAAGCCTAAGTAGATTATTGGTTGAGTTGGCAATAGCCACACAAATACCAATGAGCGAATGGGTTGAAGCAGAGGACATTTTAACAGCGATCGAGATATTGGAGAAACGGAATGGCAACTAGCACCGAACCTCTAATAGTCTATGATAAAAGAGAATTAAATTCATTTGCCAAGGTAATTCGAAACATGGGTGATATTGCCGTTCAAGAAACCAAACGCAGGGTTGGCGAACTGGCTCAAAAAGAATTAACAGAGATTCGCAGAATTGCTGCATCAAGAGGCAAGGTTGCTGATCGTATTGCCCAAGGCGGTAAAGTAAAAAAGTCATCCGTACTTGGTGAAATATCTTTTGGTTTTGCTTCTCAAAAGTTTTCAGGTGGAGCAACAACTCAATTCAATACTCGCAATGATACAAAAGGCAATCGACTTGGTATTGGTGCAGCACATGAGTTTGGTTCAAAGAATTATCCGCAATTCCCAAGATGGAGTGGGCCAATGCCTAAAGGTTCAGGATCAAGAGGATATTTTATTTATCCAACAATTAGATTCTTGCAACCAACTATAATTAAAGAATTTGAACAAATCATTTTGGATATAAGAAAAGAGTTTGCTGATGGCAGGTAATAGCAGAACTTTAACCCTTGCACTTGCAGCCGATATTGATGGCTTAAAAAAAGGCTTAGATGATGCAAATAAGGTTGTAAATAAATCAGCCGATCAAATTACGGATTTTGGCAAAAAGGCTGCTTTGGCTTTTGCAGCCGTTGGTGCAGCAGCGACAGCATTTGCAATTCAAGCCGTAAAAAATGCCGCTCAAGATGAGGCTGCTCAAAGAAAACTTGAGGAAACAATAAGGGCATCAACCAACGCCACAGTTGCTCAAACTAAAGCAGTTGCTAACTATATTGACCAAACTTCTATTGCTATTGGTGTAACTGATGATGAGTTGAGGCCGGCATTTGCCAGATTAGTCAGATCCACTAACGATGTTGAAAGAGCGCAAGAACTCCTCAACCTTGCTTTAGACATTACCGCTGCAACCGGCAAACCTTTAGAAGCGGTTTCCAATGCGTTAGGTAAAGCATACGATGGCAATGCAACTTCATTAGGTAGGTTGGGCTTAGGTCTAGATCAAAACATACTTAAATCAAAAGACTTTGATCTTATTTACCAAAACCTTACCAAGACCTTTGGAAATTTTGCAGAAAATGAAGCACAAACTACTGAGGCTCAATTCAGGCGAATTCAGATTGCGGTTGATGAAGCAAAAGAAAGTATTGGTGCTGCTTTACTACCTTTGGTTCAGCAACTTGCTGCTTTTATTTTATCTACTTTAGTGCCGGCTTTGAATCAATTTGTTGCAGGTCTAACCAAAACTGAATTGACTGCTGGTGAAGCAGCAACCGGAGCATACGAATTTGGACAACAATTAAGATCAACTATTGAGTTTGTTATTACCATAAAAGATGAATTGTTAATACTTGGTGGCATTATTGCAACTGTATTTGTAGCCAATAAGATAATTGCATTTGTGGCAGCAGTTCAAACATTAATTACCGCAATGGTTGCTTTAAGAGCAGCAGCAACCGCTGCAAGCGTGGCGACTGCTTTTGCAACCGGTGGAGGATCTATTGCTGCTGGAGCCGTTGCTTTGGCTGCTGCTGGCATCGCAACCGGAGTTGTAAGTAGTGCGGTTTCTGGAGGTAATGCTGCAAACGCTGCATCAACCGCTACTGCTGCTCAATTGGCTGCTGGAGCAGCAAGGGCTGGCACGACAGTAAATAACATTACAGTTCAATCAGTAGATGCAGAAGGATCTGCCAGAGCAGTTGCTAAAGTATTAAATGACAGCGCATCAAGATCAACCCCACAACTTTACAATTCAGGAATCACTAGGGCTAGATAATGACAGTTTGGACACCTGATTGGAAACTATCGGTTGCTGGTGTTGATTATGAAAACATCACAATTGCTGACATCGCTCACCAAGCAGGTCGAGATGATATTTATACTCAACCAAATCCATCTTATTTACAAGTTGAGGTTGTAGCACTTTCTGGCCAAACTTTACCATTTGAAATCAATGATGGTTTAACTTTGCAGGTAAAAAATAGTGCTGGAACTTTTGTTAGTTTATTTGGTGGAAACATAACCGATGTAACTGTTGAGGTAAGAAATACCGGATCGGTTTCTAATGTAATAAGTTACACGCTTTTAGCAATGGGCAGTTTGGTCAAACTTGCCAAAGAAATTTATACAGATAACTTATCGCAAGATATTGATGGAGATCAAATTTATACTTTACTTTCATCATCATTATTAAATACTTGGAATGAAGTACCGGCAGCGGAAACTTGGTCAGGTTATTCACCAACAGAAACTTGGGCAAATGCGCAAAACATTGGTTTGGGTGAAATCGATGCAGGTCTTTACACAATGTCAAGCAGGTCGGCTAATCCTGACACTATTTACAATATCGCTTCACAAATTGCTGATTCAGCACTTGGATACATGTACGAGGATAATCAAGGGAACATTGGATATGCAGATGCCGATCATCGCCAAACATACCTTTTGGCAAATGGCTACACCGAACTTTCAGCAAATACAGCCTTGGGTTCAGGTTTAAGGACTTTAACAAAATCAGCAGATATTCGTAATGATATTTATATCAATTATGGAAATAACTTTAATAATGAGGCAACCGCCACAGATACTGCTTCAATTGCCCTTTATGGTTACAAAGGGGAAACTATCAATTCAGCAATTCACGATGGAACTGATGCTCAAGAAATCGCAGATAGATACATAAGTTTAAGAGCCTATCCTTATGCAACCTTTGATAGCATCACCTTTCCAATAACCAATTCAGAGATTGATAATGCTGACCGAGATGCCTTGCTTGGTGTCTTTATGGGTCAGCCAATTCATGTTACAGATTTGCCGTTTCAGATCAATAATGGCGCATTTGAAGGCTATGTTGAGGGATGGCGATGGAGCACTCGATTCAATGAATTGTTTTTAACAATCAATTTGTCACCAATCAATTTCAGTCAGGTGGCAATGCGCTGGAATACTGTTCCGGTTACCGAGGCATGGAACACAATTGGCAACACTTTAACATGGGAATACGCTACAATCGTAGCCTGATAATAGGAGAAAAATGGCAAACACAACCAATTTCGGATGGGAAACCCCAGACGATACAGATTTAGTTAAGGATGGCGCAGCAGCCATTCGCACACTTGCTGGTGCAATCGACACTTCATTAGTCGATCTTAAAGGTGGCACAACAAATCAGGTATTAGCAAAAAATTCAAACACCGACATGGATTTCAAATGGGTTGCTGATGCTGCTGGTATGACAAACCCAATGACCACAACAGGCGACACAATTTACTCATCAAGCGGATCAACACCTGCAAGATTAGCAATTGGTTCAACTGGCAATGTTTTAACTGTCGCTGGAGGTGTTCCAACTTGGGCTGCACCTGCTGGTGGTGGCAAAGTGTTACAGGTTGTGCAAGGCACAACAACTACTTCAGCAAACATAAACACCACTACTCTAACAGACACAAATTTAACTGCCACTATTACCCCTACATTAAACACAAGCAAGATTTTAGTCATATTTTCGCAATCTTATTACAACTCAAAATCATCAAACGCTTGTGCATTTGGAATAGTATTAAAACGAGATTCAACAACAATTCTTGACTTGGCTGGGGTAAATAAAAATAGATTTACATTGGCTGCTACTGGTGCAACTGCCACAGTAGACCAAGGCGTAGCGACTGCCACTTATCTAGATGCACCTGCAACCACCTCAGCACTTACTTACAAAACACAAGCAGCAGTCGAGGTTGTGTCAGGCACTGATTTTTACTGCCAATTAAGCAATTCCCCATCAACAATTATATTATTAGAAATCGGTGCATAATGTATTTATCAAAAGCAATTCGTTTATTAAAACCAACAGCAGAGTTTTCAATTAACAATGATGATTACAACACAGTTAAATGGGATTCGTTAGAAGGTGATGCACCAACTAAAAAAGAAATTGATGATGCAATTAAACAAATAAAAGCCGATGAAATAGCCGCAGCCGAAGCAAAGGCAACCGCCAAAGCAACAGCACAGGCTAAACTTGCTGCCCTTGGTTTAACTGTTGAGGATTTACAGGCTTTAGGTCTTTAGCATAATCTCGAGGAATTGTGCCGATGAAACCTTACCTATCTAAAGCAGCCGTCCAACTTCGGGAGCAGATCGATGATTCCTTCCCAGAGCGTTTGCGCAAATCTGATGGGTGGATTGGTGATGCTAGACATAGCACACGAAAGAGTGATCACAACCCCGATGCCACAGCAGGAAATGTTGTCAGAGCAATTGATATTGACAGTCGGCTTTCTGACGACAAAGGGCTTTCAGCATATTTGGCAGATCAAATTCGATCATACGGGAAAACCAATGGTCGCATCAGTTATGTAATTCATCAAAGCCGTATTGCATCCCCTTTGCTTGGATGGCGTTGGCGTAAATATAAGGGCAATCCTCATAACCATCACATCCATGTAAGTTTCAAGAAAGATCAAGATAAGAATTCTGAGTTTTTTCACATACCACTACTAGGAGGCAAGGCATGAAACTATCAAACAAACACAAGGCAGCAATTAAGTCCTATTTAAGAGCTGTCGCTGCTTCCGGCTTAACTGTCTTATTAGCAATCGTTGCTGACATCAGACCAGAGTTTGCAATTCTTGCTGGTGCATTGGTTGCACCTATTGCTAAGGCATTAGATCCAAAGTCTGGCGGAGAAGCTGATTACGGACTTAATGCAAAATGACAGCCAACGAATGGGTTGGTATAGCCGTTGGCGTATGCGCAATCACAACAAGTTTATTCATGGGTCTGCGTTGGGTTATTAAATCCTACTTAGCAGAACTAAAGCCAAACTCAGGCACAAGCATGAAAGATCAAATTACAAGACTTGAACAGCGTGTCGATGATCTGTTTGTCTTAATCAGTAAGCGATAATTTTAATTATGGCGAACACACGAAAACCTATCAAACGCAAAAAGATCAATCGTCGAGTCGTTCGCCAATCTCCTGAACCATTATCAAAGATCGATCAGCATTACACCGCATTACACGAATGCTACAAAGCAGCTAGAAAAGCAGGATTCACACCTGAGCACGCTTTTTGGTTGATGACTGAACACAAGACTTTTCCTGATTGGATTGTGGGCGATGGTGGGATCATCCCATCCATAGATCCAACTGACGATGAGGATGACGATTAAGCGCATAGCGTTTGTGAGTGACCTGCAAGTTCCTTTTTTTGATGAGAAAGCCACTAAATCCGTAGGCCGTTTTTTAGCCAAATGGAAACCGCACCGCACTATTTGCATTGGTGATGAAATTGATTTACCACAGCTTGGCGGTTTTAATGCCGGAACTATTGATGAGATGGTTGGCAACATCCATGAGGATCGATTACTTACTCAACAAGTATTAACCTACTTAGGTGTAACCGATGTACTTGGATCTAATCATGGAATTAGGCTTTACCGATCTATCAAGAAACGATTGCCTAGCTTCTTAAATTTGCCAGAGATGCAATACGAAAAGTTTTTGGGCTATGACAAACTAGGCATTAAATTCCATCCCTATGGATTAGATTGGGCGCATGGCTGGACTGCTGTTCATGGTGATGCTTTCCCACTTTCCCAAGTACCGGGTCAAACGGCCTTAAATGGGGCTAGGAGGCTTGGAAAGAGCGTGGTATGTGGTCACACCCATAGATTAGGAGTTTCGGCCTTCACAGAGGCTTCTAGAGGCCATTTAGGGCGTACTGTGTGGGGCGTGGAGGTGGGCAATTTAGTAGATTTAAGTAGTTCAGGCATGGCATACACAAGAGGCTACGCAAACTGGCAAACTGGCTTTGTTGTGGCTTATGTAAAAGATCGTAAAGTGCAGGTTATTCCTATCCCGATCAACCCAGATGGCAGCTTTATATTTGAGGGTAAGGTCTATGGGGCGTGAAACCGATTATCACGAACGCACGATTGATGACCATATCGATGATTTTGAGGATATTAGCGTTATCTAATCGTTATACAACACTCCGAAAGAAAATAACCAAGCGTCCTTGATCTAGGTCATACTTTATGCATCACCCACAAAATCTGTGGGGATATGTAGGGAGCGACATGTTACTAGATACAAGTAATCGGGGCACAGCCTTAGATTATGCACAGCGTGGATGGGCTGTTTTGCCACTATTACCACGCAAAAAAGATCCGCACTTTGACTTGGCTCAAAGGGCTTACTTATCAGCTACAACCGACCAGAAACTTATCAACTTTTGGTTTGATTATGATGACAATATCAACATTGGAATTGCGTGTTATCAGTCAGGCTTGGTCGTGTTTGATATTGATTACCGCAATGGTGGCGAATTGTTACCAGAGTTTGAGCCAACTTACACAGTCCAAACGGGTGATGGCTTACACCTTTATTACACAGCTGCAAAATCTGATGTATTCAAGGGCAAATTAGTTGATGGGATCGATATTAAATGGAAAGGTTATGTTGCAACCGCACCATCAATCCATCCGTCAGGAGCAAGATATACAGTAATCGATGACCGAAATCCGGTTGCGATGCCTAAACAAATAAGGGAGTGGGCAACGAAATGAAAATCAACGGAATCACCATTTTATGGTTCATGATAGCAACCGGCTTATTAGCCTATGCAGTTAATTTATGGCAAACCGAAATTTACAATCGGGGCTATTGGTCTGGGCGTGCAACGGGTTGGGATATGCACCGCCGAATGATCACCATCAAGCAGCAGTCAGATGAAGTCTTTGATTATGACAAAAACTGAGCAACTCTTTGATGAAGCCATCACAACTATTCAGTCAAGAGGTGTCGTGTATGGGCATCCTTTTTACAATATGGAACGAATCTCAAAGCTGGTCAGTTCGTATCTTGAATACCCAGTCATGCCTCATGATATTTGTATCTTTAACATCTTGCAAAAGATTAGTCGTTTGCAGGAAAGCCCAGGGCATCACGACAGTCTTGTGGACATTGCAGCATACATCGGTATTTACAAAACAGTTTATGATGCCGAAATCGACAGCGACTTCAAAAAAGGAGATGATCTCTAATGGCATTCAATCTTGAGGATTATGAGGATGTGGCAACTCTTAACAAATGGCTGATTAGCAATTACCCAATGTTCAGATCTGATCTATCAGTTATTAGCCATGATCCTGAAAAGGGTTATATCTTAATCCAAGCAACACTTTGGAGAGATAGTAAAGATGCTGCTCCGGCAGTTTCCAATGTGGCATTTGGGTCAAGAGAAACTTATATTCAAAACATGAAAAAGTTTTATGTTGAGGATACTGCGACAAGCGCATTAGGTAGAGCAATTATTTTACTGAAAGGGTCTGACAAAACTGCTACCAAGGATGACATGCGAAAGGTTGAAAGCAATCCATCATTTAAGGAGAAGCTAGAAAGCCGCCAAAATATGTATGGCAAGCCCGGGTCTAAGTCAGCACAAATCGAAACGATTCTTAGAGATAGTTTTGCAGCTGATAAGAAAGAGCCTGAACCTGTTGCTTGGTCTGTTGGTGATGTTGTAGATCAGATTGGATCATCAATACCCAACGAGCCACCTGCATGCCAACATGGTCATATCTTGAAAGAAGGAATATCTAAAGGAGGTAAGCCTTACTATGGTTATGTTTGTAAAGCAAAAGAATGTCCGCCTAATTGGGCAACACTTACCGCTAATGGAAAATGGTATTTCAAAGGAGGTGAATAAATGGGTGAATTACAAATTATAGATGGCTCAGGATTAACTGCCACCTTTACAGATGACGGAGTTGTCGTAGAGCCATCAGTCGTGACTTGCGATCTATGCAACGATGACAGATTGCTTCATGAGGGCGATCTGCTTCGATGCTATTCCTGCCATGCAATAAACCGAATTCCGTATCATGCCTAATTACGATTACATGTGCGATGGTGAGGGGTCATTGATTGTATTGGATTTACCAATGGATCATAAAATCCCTCATTGTCAAGTATGCAATAAGCCTTTAAGGCGTGTCTTTACAGCTGTTCCTACGATCTTTAAGGGAACTGGATGGGCTGGTAAAGATGGTTAATTTCAGATGCAACTTCTGTTCAGCCAATACTGAGTTTGAATGGTTAGATGGATACCCAGAAGCTGATGGCTTTAGAGTATTCCAATGCCTTAAGTGTTGCGCTGTGGGAACAAAAAACCTAGCAGAATCAACTGACACTCAAGAGCCTGTAATGCGCTGCACTAAGTGTGGGTCTTGGATGTTTGCAGATAAGGAGTGCCATACATGTGCGCTAATCATGACGAAATGACGCATCAAATCAATTGGGCTTATCAGAATAAATTGCGTAAGCAATGGCTCTTAGATAATCCGGATGCACAATACATAGGATGGATGTCTATATGAACGCCACGCCGTCTGACCTGCGGTTATGCCGAACGATTTGGAAGCGTATGCTACCCTTAAACGCAAATTCGCTTTCAGAGCGAAAGGGCGATCTGCGAAGCAGAAAGATCGCAAGGTTTGGTTTGGTGATAT